CCTAGATATGAAAGTGGATAGTGACCATAGATTGTTCTACCACGAGGTGCAGTAGCAGGGTCATCTTCACTTGCAAGTTCTAGATGATGGTTGTATACATGAGCGTAACAGAAATGTGCTGAACCAGATAACGCCATCATAGTTCTTGATATTACGAATCCAAATCCTTTAGTATGAGATAACTCATGACCATAGATGATTCCGATTCCAATAAAGATACCAGATGATAGTGTTGCACCGATTAAGTTAAGACCTGTTATGCCTTCGTGCATGACTAATAGACCAGGTATGATTGACATGATTACTTCGCCTTCAGCTCCACCTAGTGACATGTATGTAGATACTCTCCACGCCATGACTAGTTGAAACAGAACAAAGACTGGTAACATGAAGTACATAGTTAAGTTTTGGAAACTAGCCCAACCTAAACTATCGCCGTTTTCATCATATCCTACGCCTGATGTTTCAAATTTAGTAGCAATATCGACAAGTAAACCTACGAATAGTAAAACTACTCCTAGCCATGCCATTATGCCACCAATTAAGACACCTGCACCAGCAACTATGATTAACACAGGTGCTAACAGATATCTAAGGTTTAATAAAATATTTCCCATTTCGTATTTCCTCCCACGAAATAGTTATGTCACCAACTGCCTGTCAATGACTTATCCATGTGTTGTTTTAAATTGACATAAGGAACACTTTTAATTTGGAATAAAAGTGAGGGATGTCCAAGTACCAACACATATCTGATTATATTTATAAGGAAAATAAACCTATTAAATAACTTTTGTCCATTATTTGTCTAGATTAGTATTTGTTAATATACTTATAATTTCTTATGAAATATAACTTCATGATGCTAGACTAACATACTAAAACACCTTTTGTCAAGGGTTTGTCCATTTTATTTTATGGTGCAGAGATATCCTTTGTGTTGATTATATCCTTTTTTTCCATTGGATACTTTAGTCATATTGCCTTGGTCTAGATTGTTCTCTGTACAAAATTTTCTGAGATTCTTGATATGATGTATATTTCCTTGTGGGTCTGTAATCATATATTCTCTAGATAGTGCTTCACTTACTTTATCCTTTTGTGATTGAGGTTGTTTCTGACCTGTTCTTCCTTTGGCAATTTTATTTTTATGTTCTTCACTAAGTTTTTTTCCTTTCTTTGCCATTCTAATTTTTTCCTTTGTTTCATCTGATAATACAGCACCCAATCTAGTCTTTCTGTTCTTATAGATTTCCATTATCATTTCTTCTTTACCTATTTGACCAGATAACATTTGATATGCAACTCTATCTTGCCATCTACCATGTTTCTCATAAAGTTCTTTATGAGCTTCTACATGTTCTTTAAGTGTAAGTTCAACAATATTAGATGGTTCATCTGTTCCACCCATATGTCTTGGTATTATATGATGTTTATGTTTCATATAGTTATTTATATAATTAGTAACTCTATGTAATTGGAAGTAATAAAAAGGCCCACCGAAGTGGGCCAATTCATTTGTTGATTGTAATAATCGCAAACCTTACATGAGATTCGTGACTTTTACTCTCCTGTAGTACTTGTTAGTATTTGCAGTAATCGCAGTTGATTCTGCAGTACCAGCAGCTATCACTCCTGTGTGGAATGGGTTAGCAGCAATACCGTAACGAGTCTTAAATCCAATTTTTGGTTGGAAAGTATTCTCACCTACCGCACGAACCATTTGTAGTGGAACATATGGGCAGTAGAAGATACCAGCATCGTAAGGTGAAGTACCTTTATATCCTACAACATAGTATTGTGAAGCAGCGACATTAGCAGCATATGGGTCAACATACACTTTAAATCTACCGTTCATAACACCAGCGAATGTAGCAGATGTGTCATCAACATTTAAGTTGTTGTTTAGAGCAGGTGTATAATCTAATACTCCAGCCATTTGAAGAGCAGAAGCAACATCTGCAGAACAGATAATTATGTTAGCTTTTCCTCTACGAGTTTGTTGTCCAACAGCATTCGCATCTCTTTCAAGAGCAAACATTAGTCCTTTGAACTTCTCAACAGACCAACGACCATTTGAGTCAGTATCTAAATCGAAGATACCAGCGGTAGTTGTGTTCACTTGAGCACCTTTAACAGCTGAAACATAAATGCTTCTAACTACTTCACGGTTAATCTCAGCAAGAATTTCACCAGATAAGATATTAGCTAGTTCTGTTTCTGCATCTAAACCATGAATTGCTTTAAGGTCTTGCGCAAGTTCCATTGTGTACTCAGCTTTTAAAGCTCTTGTCACAGCGGTTACTGTTGTTTTTTCGATACTGAAAGCCATTTCAGCAAATGCATTACCTGATGCATCTCCTAAAGCTTCACCTTGTGCAGTAGTCATACCTGTTGGTGATAAGTACTGACCAGCTGATGGGCTGTCGTTTAATGCAGCAGGGTTTGAACCTGTCATTGCAGATGATGTTAAGTCACCAGCAGCGTCATCATTACTGAAACCAGAATCCGCTTCATCTCCGAGTGCTTCAGCACCATCCATAGAAGCAAATCTTGCTCTCATAGCAAAGATTAAGCCAGTTGGACCAGTCATTGGTTGTACACCGCAGATATCATATGCAATTAAGTTAGGCATAGAACGTCTAACTAACGATATTAAAATTGGGTCCCAGTTCTCAACATCAGCACCAGTGGCGTTAGTTGGAGCTGCTTCTCTCAAGAAACTTCTATCTTCTTTGATAGCCTTTTCTTGGTTTTCAAGAATTACAGTAGTTACTGCCCTTTTATACGAATCCTCAATTTTTGGTAAATCAGGATGTGCAAGGACTGGCGACCACTTTTCTTGTAGATTTTCTGTTTGAAACATTTGTGTTTTCTCCTTTTATTTTCTACTATTTATATATTTACTTACTTGCACCCTTGACGGCAGTTCCGATTGCTTTACTATAAGCAGCCATCGAATCTGTGACATCAATGTCCTGTGCAGGGCCAGTTTCTACATTATCTATATTTTCAGTTGTTTCCTTAATTGTTTTAGGGAAATAACTTTCCTTTAAAGTTTCAAGTTTACCTTTGAAGTCTTCCTCGTTTCCGAAGTCAACATCCTCAGTAAGACCTTTGAACTTTTCAATTTCTGTGTCAGCTAAATCAGAAACCATTTCTGATATAACTTTATTACGAGTTAGTTCATCATTAGACTTTTTAAAGCTTATTGATTCTTCCAAAGTTTTATTAACTTTTTCTTCTAACTCTGCAATCTTGTCTGATTGTGCTTGTAACACATCATATTTTTCATCTGGGATGTCAACATAATGGTCTTCAAACAACTGTTTCAAACCAGCAATAAAGTCTTCAGCGATTTCTCCTTTCAGACCTCTTTCTACTGCTAATTCATTTTCTTTCATCCATTCTTCTACGACATAGTTTAGGTATGTATCTACTTTCTCTGTTAATTCAGATTTGATAGACTTAGTTCCTTCAACTATTTCATTTTCGTAGTTTTCTTGAAGTCTTGTGACTTCATCACGAACTTTTGATTTTACAGCACTTTCAAATACAGTTGCAGCTTTCTTTTTGAATTCATCTGACAAGTCACCCTCTCCACTCATAAGAGCTTCAACATGTTCTTGTACATCTATAGATTTAATTCTTTGTTCTACAGCTTCTTTTTGTAATGCTTCTTTTTCTTTTTCTTCTTCAGACTGGGCTTGTAAACCTCTTGGGTCACCTTTGCCTGTCATTTCTTTCATTTTTTCATAAGTAGCTTTAATTTCTTCCATGTCTGCTTCTTCCATGTCTTTAGCCATGTCTTTCATAGCTTTAAGCATAGTTTCTTTAGTCATAGTTTCCACTTCAGCAACTTCTTTTTCAGAAATAACTTCTTGGTCATCTTTCATTTCTACTTCATCGCCAGCAGCTAATGGTTTAGCAACTTTCTTTGCGCCATCATTAGGTTTGTCGATTGAATCAGGTTTACCTTCACTTTTCTGAGCAGAATCGCCTTTAGCTTCTTTCGCTTTTTTACCAGCGTTAGTGCCAGGGCCAGACTTATCAGAAGGGTGTGTTACTGCAGGGCCCATATCTTGTACTTCGCCTCCTGGTGTAACACTTGAAGCATCAGAAGCTTTTAACTGAGGTTCTGCAGGAGCAGCACCTTTCTTAGGAGCATCCGCTTGTTCATCAAGCTCACTAAGGACTTCTGCCTCTAATTCTTCAATAGTTTTTTCGATTTCGCTCATTGGATATCTCCTAGTTAAATCTATTGTTATTAATTAATATCATTTTTTATTATATTAACACTTATTTATACATTATAGTAATTTAAGGAATTTAGCAAACTCCAAAGATTCCTGTAATGCTTGTTTTTTCCGAATTCTAGAATTGATTCTTTCTTTCGCTTCCATTAACTCAGATTCTACAAGTGCTCCATGATTCCATACCCATTCTTTACCTTCCATAATACCTTCAACGAAAGCACTAGGAGCAGAGGGGTCTGAAACGATATCAGCAGCTGTAGCTAGATAGAAGTCGTTTCTCACATAACTTGCACCATCTTTCTTTTGTTCTAAACTTCCCATTCCTCTTGAAGAAACACCAAGTTTAGC